CATTGCTTAATACCCATCGCATTAGTAATTTTCTTAACGGTATCGCCTAAGCCTTTTGATTTTTCTTTTTCGCTCATGAAAAACTTACAATTATAAACTGACCCGCGATACCCGCACTGACGGTTACATCTCCAATACTGTTAGGAGTATTCCCCGAAGTCCCTCCGGCTATATTCCAACCTCCTGATCCTCCATTTCCACTGGCTGTCCAAAGCCCGGTATTAGCGTTTCCGCTTATGCTCATGCCCCCGCTGCTGTATGTGCAGCCCGTCTTAGTTAGAGTTTCTGTCTCTGCGATATTCTGAAATTGTAGGATCGTATTTGCTGGGTCTGAGGTGAAAGAGACCGTAACAGTGGATACACTAGATGCCGGATTGCAAACTACGGGGGGTTCGTCACAACATTCTTTAATAGTTATAGTATCCCCCGCTTGTGCCCAATCCGACTCGGCTTCGACTAAATCTAAAGTTCCACATTCGTCAAACCGCAGTCTTTTAGTTTTATGATATCCTTTAATCGTATGAGTTTTTTCAGGAGCCACCCCAGTAGATTCGACCTCAGTCTTAGTGTCAGTGACAACTGTGACATAAGTCTCAGTTCGATCGCATTCAACATTAGTAGTCGAGGATCCTCCGCACGAATCCCAGGCAAAGAATTCTCGATTGGGCTCACCCGTATCAGTTAAAATCGTTTCCGTGAGCTCGTCATAGTCCGAGCTCGGGTCTTTTTTCATCTGAACGGTAGACACCTTGACGCACATGCCGATATAGTAGCAGACCCCTTTTTCAGGTATGTTGTCAGGGTCGTTTAAATCCGGTTCAGGTTCGGGGGCTTTGTTGCAAAGTAGAAAAAGCACATCACCATGCAACACCCTTTTTACAGAGCTGTCTCGATGTACGGCAGCTTCTTTAAATGCTTTTTGAGCATCTTTTACAGAGGTAATATCGTCACATCTCGCAAAAGAAGTGGTTTCTACAGGATTGATCCAGTGAACCTGAAATGGTGGAGAGCTTTGATCGACAGCAAACATATTCGCTTTTTCATCACCAATACTGTCTTCAATATCTTCTATTGAAGCTCCCGTTTCTTCTACATATTCCTGAAGCTCTTCGAGTTTAGCTTCGAGCTCCTTAAGACGGTTTTCTGATTCTTCCGAGTCACCCAACATAAGTGATCTGCACTTTCCATATTTTTTGATTTCCGTAATTAAATATCGGACTGATTTTAGTTGATACTATGTTAGAAACAATGGTGCTTGAGGAGCCGCTAGTGTAGACAGTTAATTGAGTCCCAGTCCAAGTAATCTGACCACCTATGTTACTTATAATAGCATTTTGAAACATTGGCAGATTGGCGCCATCTACATTTGCAAACTTCCCTCCACCGACATATCCGACACCCGCCTCAAAAGGTCCGGAATCGAATTTCAATTGATAGGGTTTTTTTTCTCCCACAGTTTTTAACCCGCCACCATAAGTTGGAAATTCTAGATTCGCATCAGTATTGATCGTCCAAACTGCGTTTTTAATAAACTGTTTAAATGTCCAACCCCGGCCTTCGTAACCCTGAATATGAAAATCTAAATTTACTGATGGGCTGCTCCCACCTCCAGCTGTACCAGAACCCCCAGCGACTTGAGCAACCGAATCGGGAAGTTCGTCGGCAACAACAAAAAAGTTATAAGTCTTAGCCTGCACCGCAGAGGAGCTGGAACTTCCGCTCGATCCTACGGTCGACAGTTTTAAGCCTAGATAATCAAAATCAACAATAGTCATGGCCTGAGACTTCCCACCACCTCTTTGACTAGTTGTTCCAAAAGTCCAGTAAGGCTCACCATGAGTCACCCATTCAACATCCCAAACATCAATTCCAGGAGCCGCCATTTGAACACTCGCTTTCCCTCTTAACCAACTACCAAGACCTGTTTCAGCTACAGATACACCCTGCATATAAGTCGCAAAAGTTTGAGAGGTACCCGCTATAGAAACATTAGGGGTGTATGTTAGCCCATCATCAGAAGCGCTATTAAAGGACATATTTCGGGTCCTAGGTTGGCCGTTAGTTACCGGTACCGGAGCATAATCCCAAGCATCTTCGCTGGGGTTTTTTACAGCCGCATTACTAGGATGCTTTGCCCAGGCCGCGGCACTGTATCCATGAACATCATCCTGTCCCCTGAGAACGACAAATTTACGATTTAATTTAAACAGATCAGGTGTTTGCGTTACAGATTCACTAACCCAGCGTTCTCGAAGATCTACATAGCTCCTGTTTACATACGCCCGATCCATCGAACCTTGAGCGGGTTCAATACTTTGATTAACAAGTTTATAATCGCTAAATTCTTCATCAGTCGTACCAACCGGAAGAAACAATGGGTTATTAGCGTCCTCGATACCGCCTTTACTCGCCCTTGGACCTTGGGCTACATACCGGCGCACCAAAGTATGAAAGCCTGCCTGACTATCTTGAGACAGCTTGGGTCGACCGAGTAGTCGGATGGTAAGATCCTGAGCCATTACCAACCCCCTCGTTTAGTCAGTCTTAGTGAACCTTTATGCTTTTGAGGTGAGACCAGAGTCCTAAGTCTTTTTCTCGCTTCATCAGCCATGCGGGCAATGAATTCTTTGTTATCTCCATTGTACCTCGGATCAGCAAGAAGTTTGCCCTGAGCGATAGGATATAAAATATCCCAAACAAGATCAGAAGGGATGCGAGGTTCATCAGTATCTGCGGAAAGTTCAAGAGGTACTACATTTGCATATAGTTCAACAGTATAGGCTTTTTCCGGTATTGGATAGAGGTAGAACCGAGGAATAACCTTGGTGTCGGTTCCGTGGTTTCGATTATCGATATAGTACCACACCGGCCTACCCTTCTCAGGTTCATTATCTTTGAAATTTGGAAAATTAAGACCGCGACCAGAGGGAGCTCGAAAGTCCCAAGAGAAAAGCGATCGGGCTTTGATCTCAGCCTCTGGGCCGGTCATTGGAGAAAGAGGTCCCTCGCCAATAAGCTCAGGAATTTTGTCAACCGAGGTAATTTCATGCGATAGCTCCGCACCAGCCTGCTCTGCAATATAGTTAAGAACAAACTTTTTTTCTGCCCACATTGGGCGCTTACCATCGATCGGAGTATAACACTCCCGATATGCTTGGTTCACATATATTCCAATTCTGTCCTGATCAACTTGCGGCAGATCCAACACGGAGTCTGCTCCGAGCATGCTCGAAAGCTGATCCTTCAGGGATAAGTATGTAATCGCAGCCATAAAGGCATATTATTCGCTACTAACCGCTTCAGCTACCGGTTGGCTTTTAGCCTTAGTCTTCGGTTTGGATGCGGGTCTTGATTTTGAGCCTGCGGAAGGCTTTACCTCAGCCTCAGCCTTGGGTGCATCTAAATAAACGGAGAAGTACATGGTGCGGTAGATCCTACCCTGCGTTCTGAATATATCATCTACTTCTTTTTGATTTTTTGGTTCGTATGCAAAATGCCTGATTTCCGAATCCCACAAGAAATTATATCTCATTTGAGACATGCCTTTAAGTCGAATGTTAGGCGTTGCGCCCATTTGATTACTTTTTCCAATTATTATTATTTTCATGATGTAAAAAAGCCTCTCCCCGAATACTCAGGGAGAGGCTAGGAGGGTTAATGGGAGGGGAAATTCCGAACCATTAGGTTTAAGCTTACGCTTGGGTCAAAGATAGACCGGGAACTTGACGAACAACTTCAACAAGTTGAACCGCAGGGATTCTGCCACGAGTATCTTTGCGTGCGCCCATTCCGTATACGGATTGAACACCAACAGCAGACAAGTGAGCTTCGTTACCACTGTTCGCGAAATCGTCGTAATGGAAGATTTGCTCACCGTAGATTTTTCCTTTTGCGTAGTACATTGCGTCTTTACCCATTGCCAATGCATATCCGATAGGGGTACCGAGTTCATTCGCTTGAACAAACATAGCACCTTGGGAGAATGCATCACCAACTTTGGTTCCAGCAGTGATTAATGCTGCTTCGTTAGGATCACGGGTTAAGGTGATTGAACCGAAGTCAGCAGACACGTCCGCTTGAGTATAGGTGTACAACGCTTTAGTTCCGTCGGTATCTATACCGAGGATATGGTAGGTTCCGTTATCGTTAGATCCTAAGGAATCTCCACCACCACCTGGAAGGCGGATGAAAGCTCCACGGAAGTTAGCAGCATAGTCACCGTCAGTTCCACCCATAGCTCCAGCAGCAGTTGCGTCAGCAATAGCATTGAATGCATAGAAGGTAGGAAGCAAAGGAGAACCTTGGCGTCCACGAGCGGTGTCGATAAGAACGTTATGATTCGCGATGATGTTGTTATCCCACTTAGCGTATGAACCGGAATATAGCTTATTGTTATCACTTCTAGCGTCCGCTTGAGTAATAGCTTCTAAGTAGTCAGGGTCAGAACGGAGAGGACGTAAGCATGCGTCTGGTGCGAAGAACAAGTAACCAGGAATTTCTTGGTTGATGTCTCCACCAGTGCTCATAGGCTCTGCGCCGTTAGCAATAAGTGCTTGCTTAGCTTCTTGAATGATGTCGGTACTTAATCCGTCAACATACTTAAGAGCGTTACCCGCTCCGGTTCCGTAAGAAGATATGAAGTTTGATCCAACAGCGTTATTAAGACAGATTTGACGTAATGCGAACTGGATTTGGTCCTGCTCGGTACGGCTCATCCATTCGGACATGACTTCAGCTGAAAGCTGGTCAATTGTCTTACCGGTGAATCTCATGAGTTTCAAGACTTGTGTCCAGGAAACAGCATGACGAACGAGGTCAACCTCAATACTGAAAGTTCCGAAATCAAGAGTATCGGTAGCGTTCTTGAGAATTTCTTCTCCACGAACACCTTGTCCTCTGATTGGAGCAACAGTAGTGAATGTTACTTTGTCTGATCCGCCTGCGCTAAGATCGCGTTTTTCTGTGATTGGTTTACCGCTTCCTTCGCCGCCCATGAACTTTGCGAATACGTTTTTTTCCCTAGCGTCGCGTGATACGAGCTCGGACCAAAGACGTGAACGCAAGTCAGAATTAGCGTCACCGCCGATAAGATCAGCGTAGGAGTTGGTGTTAGTAACAAGATCAACATTTGCCTGATTACCGTTTTGGTGTAATCCGGCAGCAGCTGAATTTGCTGGTAGGTTTTTTGTAGCCATTTTATTTAATTATTTGAGATTAGGTTTGTTGCTCCTAATTACCTTCGTGGCTGTGCTCCTCCAGGATTTCCAAGCAAAGCATAGATATCATCTTTGTTCATGCTCGGAAGCTGTTGAAGTAAGCCGTCCGGGGTAATCGGAGCGTTTACAGGTTGTGCCGTAGTTCCTGTCGTCAAGACCTTCGCTTGAGTTCCCATCTGTGGTGCCTGCGGCTGAGGGGCAACGGCCTGAGGCTGTTGCGCAACGGCTGGTGCGGGCGATACTGATGCGAATTCGTTGGCGAGTAATTCAGGCCATTTTGGCGAATCAAAAACTGCGGCGTAGTCGGGGTCGGACTGAGCTTGCGAAACATAATCATCGAACTGCTTACGATAGACCGAAGCCTTATCCTGCAATGCGGGGAATCTTTCATAAACTCTGTCTCTACTCTCCATCGCTTTAGAACGATGGGTCTGATAAACTTGCTGACTTTGTGCTTCTTCCATGCGCTCTTTACGGCTGGATAGATTCTGCAATTCGAGTTCCTTTTTCATGATATCACGCTGAAGGCGTAATGCCTCGGTGGTCTCAAGATCCTCTGCTGCTTTCTCTACTTTACCTTCAAGCTCAATGATAGTAGCTCGTATGTCGTTTGCTTGTTTATCAATGCCTTGAATTGGATCGGGCTCGGACGCCTCGACTTGCTCCTGGGGCTGATAAATGGGTTGAGGTGCGGGTTGCGCTTCCTGACCGTAGATTACACGAGAGGCGTCTGAGAAGTCTCCACTAAATCCTTCCGATCGGTAAAGATCGATGACTTGCTGGTCTAACTCATTCCTTGGACGGATTCGTCTTTTGGCGAGTTTTTCATCCTCTGATTCCTCTAGTTCCTCCGGCTCATAAGCTTCGGCCTCGACTTCCGGCTCTGGGCGTACGGCCTCAGGCTGTTGGTCTTGGACTCCGGTCGTAGGCTCGGCGGTCTCTGGCGTTATTCCTAAAGCATTGCGAATATCCTCAGTTGAGGCATTTTCAATGCTTGTTCCCTCTGTCGTTTCTTGCGGGGAGTCAACCTCCGCGATAGCTGTTTCCATATCCGATTTATAAACAATCGGATAGGTTGTAGTAACCGGTTGTACAGCTTAGCTATACTCAGATTTCGATTTCTTTTTACCGGTTACATTACCGGGTTTCTCTATTGGAGACTCGCTTTTTTCGTTCTGCATCATTTCTAAAGCACACTTACCCTTGAAAATTTCTTTACATACCGTAGGTGCGATACATTTATCTCCGCACATCTTTTTAGGTTTTTGTTCTTTATCGCTCATTTCTTTTTTCGCAGGGTTTCAATTAGTTTTACCAGCATATAAGCGGTAGTCGTGACACCGCATACACACGCGATTACATCGTTCCATTGGCCAACCGATACAACGGCAACGGTTCCGGCCCATCCGATAACTGTGGAATTATCAATCATGATTATTGTTCTTTTGTTCGAGGTTAATAACTTTTTTGGTTACGCTTCTTACACGTAGAAAATGAAATATAAAATATAGTACCATCCCCCCAGCACTAATCATTAGAATGTCGTAAACCCCATCAATCAGCTTTTGAAAAAAGCCCCTCTCCTCTTTTAATTTAAGTTCAATCAATTTTTGAACATCCCCCTCACTGAATGCTTTTAATTTTTCTGTATTTTTCTTAACTGAATCAGACTCCTTAATTATCTGCCCCGCAGCCGCTCCCAGTCCACCACCAGCAAAAGCGGTTGCTGGACCGCCCAATGCAC